CCGCACTAGAAGCGAAGGATGAGCCTCATAAATGGAAACTTGTTCCAATAGAACCAACCGATGAAATGCTCAAAGCAATGGATGAATGTTCAATAGAAGGTTATGACGAGCGTTTATATGCTGGTTATGCGGCATCGGTTTACATGGCGGCAGTTGATGTTGCCCCAAGCCCATCACAGCAACACGCAGAAGACATAGCAAAATTGGGTTGGCAATATTTTGAGTGTCCTGCCTGTGGCTCAGAAGGAGCAAGAGCGTTTCCTAAACAAGAAGTGAAGGATGAGCCTGTGGCGCATTCAGTAGTTGCGGGAGCGTTATTTGACTTTATGGGTTGGTTAACTTCACGTGAGAAACGGCTAATTTTGTCTAGTGTTGATGAGGCAAGCCCAGCGGTGGAAGCCATTACAGAGTTTGCCATCAAGCGCAATTTAAGTCTTAAATATGCAGAAGTGGGCTATTGGACGGAGTTTCTTGCCACCCCACCACAGCAAGAAGCGAAGGATGAGCCTGTGGCGTTGAAGATGGATGTGATTGTTGTCAATCTGGTTCGTGAAGGCATCAACAAACATCGAGCCAGAGAACTTGCAGAGCATTTCATCAAACACACCACCACCCCACCACAGCGCAAGGAGCCAGAGCCAGTGGTGTGGATGTATCAAGACAAAAGCACACATGAAGTGCGCTTTCAAAAACACATGAGAGGTTTTGTTGACCACGGAGCAACCTACGAAACACCTCTCTACACCACCCCACCACAGCGCAAGCCGCTGACGGATGATGAGATTACGCTAATCATTGCTGACTGCGCTAGTTCGCATCAACATACTGATATTCACTTAGCCAGAGCCATTGAACAAGCACACGGCATTAAGGGGGAAGCATGACAGACGAACAAGTTGAAAAAATCATCAAGTCAAACATGATGTTGCAAATGAATCTTGCTGGCATAAGAGCAGACTTTGAAGAGGCATTACAGCGCACATGGGTAGGGCTGACGGATGAGGAAATTCAACAAAGCTACAGACTAAAGTGCAAAGAGTTTGGTCATTGGTTGGATGAAAGAGCGTTTCTTGTTGCCACTAAGTGGGCAGAAGCCAAACTCAAGGAGCGCAACGGATGATTCTGAACCAAGGAAAACTAGCGGGTGGCTTGGCTGATGAGCTGATTGAAGTCGTTCGCAAGTATGACGAAACGCTTTACATGTCTACTGTGATAGGCGTACTGGAGCTGGTTAAGCAACAACTGATACAAGAAAACGTGGTGGAGGACGACGATGATTGATATTCTGATTTATACAAAAAGCAATTGCCCTAATTGCACGGCAGCAAAGATGGTTTTAAAGATACAGGATCTGCCATACAGGGAAATCAGCGTGGACAGTGAAGAGAACAGGGCGCTGCTGATGAAGGAAGACGCCAAGGCGCGCCAAATGCCGCAGATCTTTATCAACGGTCAGCGGGTCGGGGGCCTTGCAGGCTTACAGGCGGCACTTAAACAAATCAAGGGGGCAGCATGACTGCGGAACTAAATCCTACGGAGCGGGCCTTGGGTTGGAGAAAGAGGCAAATGATTATTCATCAATTGGAAAAGAATCTGCGCAACGACACGATTGAAGAAATTGCGCAGGAAATTGAAAAGATGACAGCGTTTGGACCTGACACAATAGCAAGCTTTGCTGTCTACATCAGGGGCATGAAGCGATGAGCTTTGCCAACCAACATTTGCAGCTAGGGCGGGTATCTCCGATGCATAAATTTCAATTCTGTAACAAGTGTTCAACGATGCGTCCGCCGGAGGGTGGAATTGAATTGAGTGCGACGAGATGGCACTGCGCGAGTTGCTGGGCCAAACGATTAACAACAAAGAACTTAGTACAACATGCCAAGACCAAAACCACCGGAACCCCTAAAGGGAAGGTATCTAAGGATGTCTGACTCTGAATGGGCAGCATTTAAAGATTTAGGCGGAGCTGATTGGCTTCGCAAGATGATGAGAACGAAACCGAGAAATTATTATGAAGTGTTCCAAAGACCAGAAGAGGCTGCAACCCCAAGAGCCCCAAAAACCTTTGAGCCAAGAAGAGTTGATGGCGTGGTGGCCTTTCACGCGACTTGACCCAAAGTTATTTCCAAAACCAAACCAACGCGATTTATCGCAATATGAGGAGAGTCCAATATGAAAAAACGTAAAACCATCAAGCTGCCGTCCAAAACCAAACGCGCGACAGCATTTATGCAGAGTAATCCTGCGGCAGCCCCAAATGAGGTAGCAGCCCGATTTGGCCTGACCAAACAATCCATCTATGTTTTGCGTAACAAGATGAAGAAGGAGGGCTTTGTATTCCCCAAGAGGGGTGAGCAGTTGCCCTCCCTTGCTCCGGCAGCGCCGCTTACATTAGGGGAATACCTTGAAGCCATAAATAATTCCCAAAAGCATGAGGAAGTGGGAATCGAGATGTACGAAGACGCGGTGGACGCGACGCTTGACGCTCGGGCCGTGGACTACGGCAAGTTCATCGAGGGCGCCGAAGTCATGCAGATGCTAAAACGTGTTGTGCAGAATGCTCTGAGCAATCGTGACAAGGTGTTGGCACATGATCAAGCAGAGTCCATGGACATGATCATCCACAAGATTGGCCGCATTATTAACGGCAATCCTGACGTGGTAGATCACTGGTTGGATATTGCCGGCTACGCGCAGTTGGTAGCGGACCGCCTAAACGGCCGCATCCGCTGATTACTTGGCCTCACCCCAGCTCGGTCCGACTTCCACATCGCACCGACTGGGGACCTGCATGTTGACACATGTTGCCATAATTTCGGCAGCACGCTCAGCTTCTGCTTTTGTTTTGACGCTCAGGGCCAGTTCATCGTGAACTTGCAGCATGGGCATGATGCCCTCACGCGCTAGGGCAACCATGGCTGCCTTAGTCTGGTCGGCTGCAGAACCCTGAATCAAACGATTTAAGCCCTTGTAAGTGCCGGCGCGCTTGATCCGTTGGCCGTATTCAATGACGGCTTGCTCACGTGGCAGCGCTTTGTTCACTCCCCACTCCATCGGCTCCCAAAGTGGGAACCGGCATTTGCGCCCAAGCAGCGTGCGGATGGATCCGCCAGAGGCGGGATGCTCGATTCGTTTCATCACAGCATTGACTGTGCCTTTCAAGAACGGAACATTCCTGTGGAACTGGTCGATCAGCTCGGAAGCTTCGTCGAGGTTCAGGTCAAGCTGCGCTGCAAGCTTGTTTTTGCCCATTCCGTACATCAACCCCAGACCAATTGTCTTGGCAGCCTTGCGTTTGATGCCGGCCATGTCGGCAACCATCTGGTGGAAGTCAGTATTTGGATTTTCTTGATAGGCTGACACCATTTTGTCAGCTCCGGGTAAGTCTAGTAGTGATGCATAGTGCACAAGAAGGCGTGGTTCTTGAGACGAGAAGTCATTTGAGGCCCAAAGCTCGCCGTCTTCTGGCAAAAACAAGCCGCGGACCATGGGGCCGATGATTTCATGGCGCGCAGGGACCTGCTGCAGGTTCGGATTGGCCATGGACAGGCGTCCTGTAACGGTGCCGCCATCATCTGAGCGCATCTGGTTGACGTGCGGATGAATGCGGCCAGTCTTGGCGCTGAAGTTCAGATAAGGCTGCAGGAAAGTGCTGTGTGTTTTGTTGGTTTCGCGGGCCTCTACGATCATTTTGGCAATCGGATGCTCACAACCATCCAAGAAACCTTTTGTGAAGCTTGGAAGGCCGTTTTCTGTCTTGGCATAAGGCAAATTAAGCTTGTCAAAAGCTAAGGCGATGCTTTGTGCGGCCCAGATATCGACGTTGGATCCGACAAGTGATTTGAGGTCCTTGTGGATTTGTTTTTCGCGGGCAATCAACTGCTCGATGAGCTGCTCACATTTTGGTCGGTCAAAGCGGATACCGCGCACGGTCATGTTGTGCAGGACGGGGAAGGCTTCTGTTTCGAGGTTAAAGATCGATTCGACTTCATCCTGACGCATGCGAATCTTGAACGATTGCCAGAGTTTCAGTGTGAGCGCGGCATCCTGCTCAGCGTACTCCCCCACATACATGGCGGGTAGTTTCCAAAGTTCCTTTTTCGGGTGGACTCCGAAGTCTGCAGCGGCTTGTTTGAGCCCTTGCTCTGACTTGATTTCTTGGAGGTAATCAAATCCCAAGGCGTTGAGAGAATAGCTGAAACGGTTCTCATCAAGAATTGGGGCGGCGAGCATGGTATCGATGATCCGTCCGTTGACTTTAAAACCACTTGCTTGTAGCCACCCCAAGTCATAGGCGGCGTTATGCATAACCTTATCGGAAGGGTAAGCCAATACGTCCGTAATCCATCGTTCCACTCGGCGTTTGTCCAGATTTCCACCACCTTGATGCGCCACTGGAAAATAGCCAGACCATCCATCGACGGCAATGGCGTAGCCGACAATGAAACCGTCGTTCCGAGGCCATCCCGGGCCCATGGATTCCATGTTGGGGTCACAAGTTTCGAGGTCAATTGCAATTTCTTTCGCTGTTGAAAGGTTTGGGAATACCTCTGGGGCCACCCACTCCGTTGGTGTTGGGAAAAGGGGAATTGTTTTCATATTTTGAAGCCTTTTTCGGTATGTTTGGGTAGCACTAAATGCAGAGTTTTCTTGGCGCGGGTGATTCCCACGTAAAAGAGCCGGTGAACGTTGTCCCCGTTACTTGCGTACTCTTTCGCAAATTTAGGTGAGAGGTCCATGAGCAGCAGCACGTTGTCCGCCTCGCCACCTTTAGCGCCGTGGATCGTGGACAGTTTGATTCGGCCCATGGTTGAGAGCTTGGTTCCGCGGCGCAGGACTGCGGTGAGGTAGTCGCGCTTGTCTTCGCTGATGCGGGACAGGGCTTGGTGCCAGATTGCATCGGTTTGTAGGCCGAAACTGTTCTGGAGATCCTTGATGCTGTATTCAAGCAGCGGATCGCCTTTGAAGGTTCGGTGGCCCTTGGTAATGAATTCGCCGCCAATGTATTTGTAGACGTTTTTGATCTCATCGCCGTGCAGGAACTCCCCTTTGCGCAGCTTTTCCCACGTCTGTACGGCCTTTAAAAGTGTCAGGCTAAGGCTTGGTACTCCGGAGCGCTCAAAAAGCACGCCAGAGGCCCGTAGCCACTCGTGGACAGGGTTTAAAAGGTAGTTGGTGCTGCCCATGATGAGCCATTGGCCGTTATCGATGGGCACATCTTCAAAGCGGTGGTAGGTCATGACCGATCCCTCGAAGTCACGGGGCTTCCATTCTTTCTCTTGGCGCTGCTTGATCTGCTGCACAACACGGTTGGCAAGGCGGTGAACGATTGCGGGGACGCGGTAGGACTGGTTGAGGACGGTGATCTGACCCTCAAAAGACAGGAAGCTCTTGACATCAGCTCCTGCCCACGTGAATACTGCCTGATCGTCGTCTCCGGCGAGGAATACCCGTTTCGATTTTTTAGCAAGAGCTTCGACAAGCTGCCACTGCAAGCGGGACAGATCCTGTGCTTCGTCAACAATCAGCACTTCTAAAGAAGGCAGCCGCTCAGTCTGCACCACAATCATTTCCAGAAGGTCGGTGAAGTCAAGCAGCTCTTTGCTGCGTTTGTAGTGGCGGTAGGAGCGCTCTACAAATTCAAAGTGATGCCATTCGATGTCGAGGCCGCACTGGTTGTAGTGTTCGCGCAGATCCACTCCGCGGATGCGGGCCAGATTGATTTCGTTGAGTATTGGGTTGTCGGCCTTGGCCATGTCCACATCGTCTTCTTGGACCACGTTCAATTGGATGCCGGCTTGTGCAGCAAACTCGCGGTAGTCCTCTGGCTTCATCATGAAGTCAACTTTGACGGCAAGGCAGTGGAAAGCCAAGCTGTGCAGGGTTCTGAAGTAGGGGAAGTCGGTGCGCGCGTTGAGCGCAGGGAACTTCTCAATCGCTCGGTCCTTGGCCTCTGTTGCGGCTTTCTTGGTGAACGAGAAGTAGCCGATTTGCATAGGCGAAAGACCGGTCGATAACTCGTGGTCAACGACATTTAGAAGATATGTTGTTTTTCCGGAGCCTAGTTACGGAGGGCCAAAGACCTTGCGGATGCGATCCGCAGGCTTCAGCCCCTGCTCCTTTCCTATTTCAGTGTTCATCAGATGTCCCATGCCAGCGAATGTGATTGTGTAGTCGTAGGTGTTCAGACTGCGTCATTACCAAAAGGTTTGACGGGTCGTTATTCCATTTGTTCCCATCGCGGTGATGAACAATTTCATTTGGAAGTAGTTTGCGGCCAAGCGCTTGTTCAATGACGACACGATGCATGTGCCGGCCTTTGAACTTGATGTAGTTGTCTCGACTTCCTGTGTATCGAAGACTATTGGGGTCTCGAAAAAAAGATCGACGCCGTTGTTCGGCAGAATCAAGGAGTCGGGCATTGTGGCCATTGATAAACCGAAGAGGTTCACCCTTTGTTTGACCCCGAGAAGATCGAGTGCGTTTTGCGATAGGTGTTGCCATACCGCAGCCACACTCACAGAGTTTGACTTGCATTGTTTTCCCCTTTGAAAAACAGCCCTTAAAAAAGATTGGCCAGACAGCAAGGGATACTGCTTTTCGCTCCGTCGAGCTAGGCCAGAAATAGTGTACACCATATCAGTCATATTCCTCGTCCCACAGGTCGTCGGGCCAAACAAGGATAGGTGTATCGGGGCCCATGTATGCGCCCTCGATGTTGAACTCAATGTATTCACGTGCTTCGTCTGCTTCCATGCCATCACGCTTCATGAGCGTGTCACGAATGGCCTCGGCGTCATAGACCAGAACTGATATACGTTCGCCGTTGCCCCAGATGAAGGCAGGGCCGATCACCGCGTCGTCGTGTCCGTCAATTTTCAACATCAGAATGGGCTCCCTTGTGTGCGTTTGGTTTGTGACTCGAACGGCGCGTCCTGTTTCTGGAAGCGCGGAATACGCCAGCAGCGCACAGTGCGGCCTTTGAGGAATAGGGAAATCGGTTCACCTCCCATGTCACGCAGACGCTGAGCCATCTTCGGAGCCGACAGGCCCATGAAGTTGTTGCGCTTCAAGTGCCCCTCAAGGTCCTTGATCCGGAAATATGTTTTCGCTTCATCGACATCCGTCCATGGGCGGCCCATGAGCATCTCTTCGCGGTCCATTGCTTCTTGCATGTGCGTCGTGAACTCTTCGAGCAGATCCATGAAGCGGCCAGTGATGCTTGTGTCCTCTGGTGCGTCGGTGATTTGCTCTGTCTCCACCATTTCTTTGAGAAGGGCGTTGAGCAGTTGTTCCCAGTCCTGCTTGCGCAAGGTGGGCGGCAGCACGTTGAGCTTTTCAAGGCATGCTTTTTGGAAAGCCACTTGCGTGAAGAGGCTCTCGGTATCGAGTTCTACGCGGCGGCCGTTGACATCCAAGAACCACAGGGGTGGCTCACTGGCGTACTTGGACAGCGCTGCTATCTGAGGCGCATCAGGACCATTGGTTCCGATGCCAAATTTCCTTGATCGACATAGGCCCGCATTGCAAAAGCTATTGAGCGGCGCGTCTTTGCACTTGTAAAGGTATTCTTTCTTGCCAACTTGCTTGACGAGGATTTGGACCTCGTTGTTCGGGAGCGGCGGCGCAACGTACTTGAAGTTGTACTCGACCATTTTGTCTTCCCAAGAGCCGGGGAATGCTCGTTTAAGAAAGACTCCAATGTTGAAAAGTCCATTGTTACGGGTGCCCTCGGGAAAGCCTTGGGCGCACAAAGCCTGTAGGCAAGGCGGACCATCTTTGACGGGACTCTCCGCTTGTTTCGGCGGCTCTGGAACAATGAGCGGCAGCTCTTGGACGTTGGTCTCGTAGAGGCCATAGAACTCTTCAAGCGTGGCCGCGGACCCGTCGGCATTGAATGCATACCGCGTCCCGTTGTCACCCCCGAAGTACGGGAGGTTGAGGAAGTTTCCGGTGTCTCCGCGCTCGACAAGGATCTCGGACTGCTTAGGAAAAATCTCACGGCCCGCTTCACCGAGAAGCGCTGCCGCATTTTTAAGGTATTCCTGAAAGTCGCGCGCCGGAGCCGGCTCTCTAGTGAATAAAAAGACATGTGCTCCTCCTGATTTACTGCGACAAACAACCATTGGCAGTTTCAGCTGCGCAACTTTCTCCACCAAGCCTTTATGGTCGAGCGGATACTGGTCGATATCAATACAACCCCAGATACAAGTGTTATCAGCCCTAATAGGAATAATCCCAAGGGAAGGGTCCACACCCTCAAGATGCTGGACCCAGAGGTCGTCGGTAGGTGGCTTTCTAACCACGGTGGCCTGCCCCGCTTGTTTTCCATCACCGCGCTCCTTTTTGATACGGTAGGTTCCGTAAGCGATATCCAGACCGCTGAATATCGCTTTGAATTTTGTTATATCGGTCATGCTTCACTCTATAAAGGTGGGGCCTACTCGCTGCACTGTGTCGTCCGCAAGCACACTTGCCACAGCATCCGCTTTCGGCCCCGAAAATCAGAACGGTGCTGCGTCAGGGCCTGCGCCCTCGTGCTCGTGCTTGACCTTTACTTCGCCTGCGCCAACTTGCGAGGCGAAGGACTTGGCTGCCTTGTAGGCATTCATGTCTTCAACAGGTCCAATCTTCTCGACTTCCCAGCCGAACCATTTGCCCTTGTCGTTGGACTCGGCCTGTGTCGTCAGACGGTAGACCTGTGAGTACATCGGAGGCGTGAAGGGGCCGTTGGCGCCCATCATTTTTGTGGACATCATCATGCTGTTCCACTTGCGTGACTTCTTCAGCTGCGTTGACTTCATGGTGATCAATGCAGGCTCAGGGATGCCTGACTCATTGATGATCATCACGTAGTGGTTGGCAGTGTTCTCGATGTAGTTGCCGTTATCGAGATAGTCTTTGTTGTCGCCCGGTTCGCGGTGCGTGCGGCTCAAAATATCAGACGTGGCGGGATAGATATTCATCGGGGCGCCAGAGCCTGAACCACGTGGAGCCCACTCAATGTACTGACGTACATAAGCGACGGGCAGCACAGTGATGCCTTTTTTGCCGTCATACAACTGACCGGTCACGCTGTTGAGGATCATGCCGGGCAAAGCGCCGTCAATCTCACCCACTTCTGGGCTTGTGTTGGTCAAGAGCTTCAGGAATGGCAGGGCGAAATCGTCCTGACTCATGTTCTCAAAACCGCTCTGAGCGTCCTGCTCAAAGTCACTTGCCAAAGCCAATGCGTTGGTCTCTTTTACTGCTACTTCGTTCTTAGCCATTTTTCAATTTCCTTAGTTCATGCTGATTTGATGGTTGCTTTTTGGCCCACGTATGCGCCGAAAAGCTCTGTAGGGAACTCGTTGCCGCGTTCCACTTGCTCGCGAACCCAAGCTTTCAAGGTCTGGGGTTCGATCTTCTGCGCTTGCTCGACTGGGTAGTTTTGCTCGCGCAGTTGATTCAGGAGTGATTCGCACAGTTGGTCTTCGCCGCGACCAAACCGTACTGACACTGTGTTCTTGATGATGTCATCGAAGCCGTGCTCACGCAGCCACTCGTAGGCCTGTGCGCGCTTCTCTTCCTTGATGCTTGCGCTGTAGAAAGGCTTGATGTCAATCTGGCTGCCGTCAGCCATCTTGAACGATTTCATGCCAAGCTCATCGAGCATCGCGGGGATCGTATCTTCCAGAAGCTTGCGCTGCTGCTCTTTACGTTCCTTGAGGACGTCTTCAATGTCGTCAATCTCTTTTTCCAATTCCTTGGCACGTTTGGCCAAGGCGCCAACTGAGGACAGGTCCTCGTTCTTGACTTGAAGCGCGCCTGCGTCTTCTTCAAAAATGCTAACGTTACTCATCTCTTTCTCCATTCTCGGTGATATCAAGTTTAACTGGGATATACATCTTCTCACGACGATCCCACTTCAACACATTTACTCTGCCAGAGTTGTATGCTGCCGCAACTGCGCAACATAGTCCAATGGCCACGGGGTCTCCGGTCAGCAGCAAAAAGTCCCGATCCGAAAAGTTACGAAGCTTGCGCTTGAGCAACCGGATTGTTGGTACTGTGGAAAATGCAATCTGGACATTGGACGGTAAAAGCACCGTTGGGTCCCCAAATTTCATTGCACCAGCAATATCGTGATTGGGCATCTCTTGTACGACGTACACCAGAGGGAACTGTTCATTATTTGTTGTCACGTTTACGCTCTCCTTTCTTGAAACGTGCTTTTAGTGTACACTATCTTTTATGGGTGTCAACACCTTTTTTAAAGAAAGTGAGAAAGATATGGATTATTTTTTAAACCAGTATCCGTTTAAGAACAAGCCGTTTGTCCATCAGGCCGCGTATTTACAGCGTTTCTGGGAAGACAAACAGGTTGCACTGTTCGCAGAGATGGGTACGGGAAAGAGCTTTATGCTCATCAACAACGCAGCCATGCTGTACGACAAGGGCAAGATCAACTCTATGCTCATCGTAGCGCCAAAAGGTGTTTACCGCAACTGGTACACATCCGAATTGCCCAAGCATATGCCTGAGCACATTCCCACGACGGTTGCTTGTTGGTCGCCCACACCGCGCAAAGCAGAGCGCGAAGAAATGGATCGCATGATGAATGCCGTGGACACCATGCGCATCCTGATCATGAACATTGAAGCGTTCAGCACAGAGAAGGGCGTGGCCCATGCGCGCACATTCTTGCGGGTGACAAATGCATTCATGGCAGTGGACGAGAGCACCACCATCAAGACCCCAACAGCCAAGCGCACCAAGAGCATCATCAAGGTGGCCCGTGATGCGCGGTACAGGAGGATTGCAACTGGATCCCCCGTCACCAAGTCCCCTCTGGATCTGTACAGCCAGTGCGAGTTCCTTGGGCCTGAGTGCTTGAACAGCTACAGCTACTACGCGTTCCAAGCGCGCTACGCCATTTTGGTTGAGCGCAAGATGCCTACGCACACATTCAAGCAGATTGTGGGCTATCGCCACTTGGATGAGCTGCAGAAAAAGCTTAATCACTTTTCATTCCGCGTGACCAAGGACGAGTGCTTGGACCTGCCTGACAAAGTGTTTGTGCGCCGGGAGATCGAGCTGACGAAGGAGCAGACAACGTACTACAACCAGATGAAGCTCATGGCGCTGACGCTGATTGAAGGCAACTTGATGTCCACCAATAATGCGCTGACACAGATAATGCGTTTGCATCAGATCTGCTGTGGCCACGTGAAGTTTGATGACGGGCAGCAGATTGACATTCCAAGTAACCGCGTGAACGAACTCATGGCAACGCTTGAGGAGTGCAGCGGCAAGGTGATCATCTGGGCCAACTACCGCCGCGACATTGAGAACATCAGGCTTGCCATTCAGAAGGAACACGGCATGACTTCTGTTGCAACGTACTACGGCGACACAGAAGCCGAGGAGCGCCAAGAGATCGTGACGAAATTCCAAGATCCAAACTCAGATTTGCGTTTCTTTGTTGGCAATCCAAGCACTGGCGGCTACGGCATTACCTTGACAGAAGCCAAGACCGTGATTTACTACAGCAACAGCTTTGACTTGGAAAAGCGCTTGCAGTCAGAGGACCGCGCTCACCGTATCGGGCAGACAGACAAGGTGACCTACATCGATTTCGTTTCTCCCAACACCGTGGATGAACACATCGTTAAGGCGCTGCGCAACAAAATCAATATCGCAAGCGCTGTGCTTGGCGAAGAAATAAAAGAATGGATCAAGTGATGCAACTCATCCCAATTCGCAAGAAGTACGTCTACCCTAAACTGGTTCGCATCGACTCCGAGCAGGGGCGCACCTACACGCTAGACGGTCAGCCGGCCGTGCCAAGCGTGACAACCATCCTGTCGGGCACAAAAGACAGAGCACACCTTGATGCGTGGGCCGCGAGGGTTGGTCAGGAAGAAGCGGACCGTATCAAAAATGATGCAGCCACTGTGGGCACGCACATGCACGGTGTTGGAACGT